CAGCACTAGCAGTAGTACTGCCAGTGTCAGCAGTGAATCCTTCAAAGAGGTTTTGAGTCGTGCCACCGCCTCCTCCAGATCCTTCGAGATCGTTAGCAGGCTCCCATTTAGTATTTGCAGCGGACCATTTAAGAACTTGACCATCACTAGGACCTCCACCTACTGTCATGTCTACATCACTAAGCATTCCTACACTACAAGTAGTGTCTATAATCTTTGTCCATGCTGCATTAGTTGCATAATATGCAGCACCTTCATCAATAACAACACCAAACATACCTTTATGGTCTGTAAATGCTGGTAGGTCACCAGAAGTTGCAAAGTCATTAGACCATTTCAACTTTCCATCAGCACCATCAACGTATGTTAATGCTGATCCAGTATTACCAGTCCAGAATTTGATATCTCCAGTGCCGTTAGGTTGTATAACTACGTCACCATTACCTGATGATATAATTTTAAAACCTGCTACATCTACATCAGATGTAAATGCATTATAATGACCCTCAGCGAACTGAGCACCATTCCATACTAAGGTTTGTCCAGTCGTAGGGGATCCTACGTTGACTTGTAGATTGGTATCGTTACCTAGATTGGTGTAAATCTCATCAATGACTTGATTCAATTTGATAGCACCATCTCTCAGACTGTCGCCTGTGCCGTCATTAGCGGTAGTACCAATACTGAGTGTTTGTTTAGCCATTTGAATAGTTAATTACAGGATTATTTAGGTACCATCATAAGATTGTAAGGTAGAATCCATAGTAGCTGCTGTACTATCGAATCTATTGTCCGTACTACCGCTACCACCACTACCTGTAACGGTCAATATTGCTGCTTGTGAATCTAATGGTGAGTTAGAAGCAGGTACTGGTGCACCATTTGGACCAGTTATACGACATCTAAAGCGATACCCTGTCATATAGGGTAATGCAGTCAGAGAATAGGTGTCTGTAGTAGCACCTGTGATCACAGCAAAGGCGAAACCACCGTCTGTAGATCTATACCACTGATAAGATACAGGACCGTCCTCTGGTATCACTAACTTCTGTATGTTGAAGGTAGCAGTTTGACCAGCATTGACTGTCACATTCTGTGGTTGTAGTGTAAATTGTAAAGTTGGAGGGATTGGAGGGTCTCCACCGTCTCCACCACCGCCACCTGATGTGACAGGTGATACAGTGAACGTTGTATCAATGGTTTCCCTAGTCGTATTACCAATAATGTAAGGAAACTTAGTTATATCATTGTCATCTGGGTCTACTGATAGGAAATATGCGTAGGTTCCAGTGGGATATTCGGGGGTAAAGCAATATCTACCGTTGTGTATGTCTAAATCACCTGTCCCTTCAACATATTGATAGTCCTCCATGAGTGCACCAGCAGGAGGATTGTCAGAAGTTGTACCATAATCAGGTCTTCCTGCTACTTCTTGGTCTCTTATACCATACTGAGACCTCATTGTCCTAGTTCCACTCAAATTATTGAAAGGATCGTCGTATGCAAAAGGTCCATAGATGGGAAATCCATCAAATGCTATACCAACTATCTTAGAATGACCGTCAGGATGACGAATATTGTTACCATTAAACTGTGTATTACCATAATAATCGTTATAACTTGCCATTGTTGAATTGGTTTTCCAACAATCTAAAAAATGTGGGTCATGATAGTGATATTGTCCTGATTGTTCAGGGTGACCACCACAAGAATCCTCACCACTGTCTACAAATGGTACATCTCCAGCAGCAACCCAACTAAATCCAGCTGGAGGATTGAGTCCAGCACCAGCAGAAGGATTAAAAATGGCAACTCCATTGCCAGCAATCCCTATATTACCTAGCGGTGTAGCAGATCTACCATTTCTACTATCCCAATACTCATATGTGCCATTAATAGGAGTGATCTCCTGAGTACTCATGATCAGATCCAACCTATCATCTGCTGCTAACCAACACTCACCAGCAATAGAAGTAAACTCAGTACCTTTGTAAAGGTATCTTAAGTGTAATCCATCACTAAACTTAAACATTACATGGTCACCAGGCTTAATGTTGTCTCCAGTGAATACAGTAAGGTCATTTACTGACAGTACTATTGATCGAATGAAACCATCATGTGTATACACATTGGAATCAAATGTCCTAGAGGTACCGAATGTACCTCCTCTATAAAGGAAGTCGTGATCGAAGTCCTGCTCAGTAGGTGTATTAGGATTGTTATCGTTAGGAAACGTACCATGAGCCACTGGCGATGGTAATCCATTGGATGCCACCGTTATGACCTTGGTCGCTTCGTTGTAGGTTGCAGTTGCTGACATGGAGTTATTTAGATGTCATCAAAGATGAGGTTAGGTGTGAAGTTGCTGATTATAGTAGCACCAGTCTGGACGCTCAATACAGCAGAGAGTGAGTAAACTGGAGTTGCACCAGATGCAGTGATCGCAACACGATATTCATCGCTGTCGTCTGCTTGTGTAGTTATTGGAGTATTGTATGTTGATTGGTTAGCACCAATGATGTTGCTCCAAGTCTGTGTGCCATACTCCTTCTTCTGCCACTGATAATTCATTGTCTGACCGTTAGTTACGGTAGTAACGACTGTGAATCCAGCAGTAAATCCTTGGTTAACTGTTACGTTAACTGGATCCTGAGTAATTGCGATTGTGCCAGGAGTAATATCTCCACCACCACCTGTGTATTCGCTTCCCTCACCTGCGAGTACGTCAAATCCACCGTTAATTGGACCACCTTCAGGAGTTGTGAAACTGTCAGGTACTTCATTGTCGATAGCGACTGTTGGTAATGAGTAACCAATACCAGTAGTCTTAACGTCAATTCTAGTAACACCCATGAGTGCCTTGATGCGAGCATCAAATCCAGAAGAGGAGATAACGTCAACGTTAGGACGTGATACATAACCATCACCAGAGTTGGTTAGGTTAGCATTTGTGATTTGTCCAGATGTAATATCTGCGATAGCAGCAGCGTTTCTACCCTTAACAGATCCAGTGTACTCGAAGGTGATTAGTGAGTTGGAAGACTCAATTAGAGCAACCTCACGAGCAAATTCTTCACCGTCTATTTCAAGTCTGTCACCAGCTTCGATTGGTGGGACAACGGTTGCTGCAATAACGTCTGCGTCAGATCCAATGTATGAGAAACCAACGAAGGTTGATCCCGCACGTGGGACTTCAGCAAAGATTAGTCGTGAACCAACGATCTCGTATGCGAGTCCAGGTTCCTGTATAACACCGTTAAGTGATACGATAATGTTATTCTCAGGACGGATAACGTTAGATGAAACACCTTCAGTTAGAGTCAAGGAGTAGAATAATCCACTACGCTTAAGGTTGAATGAAGATCTCAATGAGTCAAACTCATAACTGATATCATCTAACTGACGTAACTTACCAACGTAGTAACCAACGAATTGTGATCCAATTACAGGAGGCTCAGAGAACTGAATCTTGTCAGAGAATGCAACGTAAGCGTTGTTACCACCTGGAGGTTGTAGGATACCATTAACGAATGCGAGTATATGACCAGCAGGATCAGGGAAGTATGCCTGACCATTAGAAATGGTGAGGTCAAACTGTGTCTGTGTGCCATCAAATCCACGGAAGTAACGATCAACTCTACCCTCAAGTGTGCGAGCAGATGAAACTGCACCACCCCAACCGTAGTCAGAAACAACTGACATGTTATCAACGAAGAGACCCGAAGCATCTTCGACCCAGATTTCAGCAGTAATACCAACTTGCTCGATTGATACAACCTTAGCGTAAGAGCTGTAAGCAGTTGTAGTTACGTTAGTCACGTTAGCATATATGCTTGGGAAGTTAGATCCAAGATCAATCTTACCAATGTTATTTGTGCCAGCAGTTAGAGCAGTTATTGGTTCGCCTGTGCCTACTGGGACTAGGTTACCAATCCAGAGTTTGTGTATACCGTAGTTAGGATCAGTATTCTCAAGCTCTAAACCGTTGATATACTTGGTTACAGTTGCTTTGAATCCTGGATTCTTCTCGGTTGTACCTTGTAGGAGTGATACCTCATCACCAACACGGAATGTGTCATTAGTGCCGATGTCAACGATTGCAACTCCAAGATCTAACTCATGTACCTCAGTACCATGTATGTACTGGTTGAGTTGAATCTGTGTGCCAGATATACCCTTAACAGAAAGGATGTATGAAGTAACACTACCGTAGATAATATCGCCAGGTACCCACTGCTCATCAATTGTTTCAACGTCTATTGTGATACGACCACCAGCATTACCTGTTAGTGATCCAGACTTATTACTATAGTTGTCAATGAATCCTTCAGTAGCAGATTCTTTAGAGAAGAACCAATCGCCTGTAGCGAATGCTCCTAGGGAGACATTAAGTAAGAATCTAGTGGTTGGGATACCAGCAGTACCTGTTGCACCAGTGGTTGCACCTTCCAATACATCATTTTGATTAATGACTCCAGCGATAGTTTGTAGTTTAACTAATGATGTGCCATCAGTAGACCTTGCTGTCTGTAGTACTACACCTGTGTTAGAAGTAGCACCTTGGACTTGTAATGTTTCTCCATTACCGAAGATCTCATACTCACCACCCTGTGTGGTTGACATTCCAGTGATAGGATAATGTGTATACAACTTACGGATAGTTGCTTCGTTATCCTGAATTCTTCCGATCTCTGACTCAGCAGCAGAAACACTACCGTAGATAACGTCAGCAGGATTGAATCCACCTTGGATTGGAGTATCAGATGGGTCTATTGCGTAGACTGGAGCATTACGTGTAATACCACTTCTCTGCACAACTGCCATGATTTGTGATCCATCGTTAGAGGTATCTACCTGTAAGACTCTAAATCTACCATCGTGGATATAAGAAGCACCAATTTCAAACCACTGTGCAGTAGCAGTTAAGCAGTAGAAATAAGGTTGACCTGTTAATCCTGTCAATGATGTATCAGATGCAGGGATGTAACTTAGTATGTCACCACGTCTGAAGTTGTTACCACGGTTAATTCTAATTCTATACTCAGCACGGTCAAATCCAACTTCAACTTCTGGAGTTAGTGTAACCAATGCAGGGTCAGTGTTGTAGTCCCAACCTACCTCATACTTAGTAACACGGTTGATAGCATCAGTAGATGCAACGAATGTAACTCTTGCTTCTGTTGGGAATTGTGATCTCTCTAGAGCAAACTCAATTGGGTTAAGTGAAGAGTCAATTATAAACTCGACTGCTTCCTGATTCCACTCAAGTCTACCTGATGGTTGCCACACATCGTACTGACCCCATACACTATCAGCCTCAGCAAGATACATGATGCTCTTAATGTATTCTCTACATCTTGTTAGAGCGAATAGAATCTGAGATCTAACAACATCTGGGAATGCAATGAAGTTACCCTCACCGTCAAACCATAGTTGTGTTAGAGCAAATGATCCAGCGTTACCACCAGTGATTAAATCATAACGTACTGAGTTAAGGACATCGTTACAGAAGTCAATAGTTAAGTTAGTATTTGGATAACTTGATAATGTATCAGCGAATGCTCTTCCAGCAATTGCTTGCTTGTTGAAGAGGATCATATTAGCAATAATCTTATTGTTATATGTGCCAGCACCAAGAGTGCTTGACATAGAATCAAATAATGTATCGATAGCAGACTGGACATTGTAACATGTACCTGACTGGTATACTGCGTTAGTATAAGCAGATGGGAATGTCTTAGTTACACTATTAATAAGATAGTTCTGGTTATTATTTTGTGCTTGAGATATTGTGTTGATGTAGATGTCAGCAATTGTGTTAATTGCAGAAGCAGTTTCATTACATGTACCAACCCAGTTACCGTTAGCATCTTGACCACCACCAGCAGTGTCATATGTGATTGTTAGATCTCTAGCAACTACATCAGGAGTATACTTAACAGGCCATACAGTTGGTAGGGTGTAAGATCTTCCAGCAATGGTGCCAGGACTTGAGAATGCATCAGTTGCGAAGGTAACAAGATTACCAACTTCATTTTCTACATTCTGAGATTCATTTCCAGTGTATCCAGGATCCACTAGACGTGATCTATAGTAATCTAGATCAGATCTTGTAGGCCATGCCCATGACTTAACGTTCTGGACTGGTAGTTTCATACCGTCAGCGAAGTCTGTAATACGTGGATATGTGTGGTTAGTAGTATTACTATCCTGTGCACAAGTAAAGGTTAATGAATTACTTGCTATAACAACGGAGTCATCTGTGCGTAGAGAATGACCAGCAACAGTAAGAGTTAACTGACCACTTGTAGGCTCATAGTATGCATCTGTAGGTGTTAGTGTTGTACCATCGTTAGCAACTGTAATACAGTTACTTAAAGCACTTACGAATGAGTGCCTGTAATTACCACCCTGAACTAAAGCACCAGAGTTAGCACTTACGAATGTATGCTGGAATGTATTTCCTGCTGGAGACTTACCTACGTTAATAGTGATAGTACCGTCTTGTTTCTTAAGACCCTTCTTCTTAGCATGTGAGAATGTATGAGTTCCTAGGAATGTAGAAGGAATCATATCAAATCCTAATACACCAACATCAAATGCACTGGTAGTTACGTTATGTACTGGTAACCATTGATTACTTGCATAGTCAGTAGGTCTTGGATATGTATGAGGAGTAACATCCTTATCAAGGTCACATGTGAATCCTAATGAGAAGTCATCAAACATGACGTAATCATTTGCCTTAATAACACCGTTAGTCTCAGAAGATACGAATGTGTGACGATAGTTACCACCACCTATAACAGCACCAGCTAGAGCACTTACAAATGTATGATCGTATTGATCAGCAGATGCAGCAACATCAACATCAACTGTAATCTTACCAGACTGTCTATGAAGACTGTTATTCTTAGCAGATGCAAATGTGTGGGTGTAGTTACCACCAACTTCTACACCGTTGGTAGCAGCAGAATGGAATGTATGATTATACTCACCACCGATAGTGATAACAGATCTTGTTACGTTAGCAGCAGTAGCAGAAACAAATGTATGATTAGTTGTGTTGGTAGAAGGAATATCAGTTAGTACTTGGACATCAAATAGGTCACAATTAACATTGGAAATCTTCAACCATCTTCCACTCGAAGGATCAGATGTCCTTGGATATGAGTGGTTAGTAATGTTGTTGTCCTTAGCACATGTGAAGGTTAATGAATTGTCTGCGATCCTAACGTACTCACCGTTAATGAATCCATTGCCCACTAGGATACCGTTTGCAGTAGCAGACTGGAATACATGAGCAGTAGTGTCAGTAACAGCACCTTGTCCACCGTTAACGTTAACCGTGATTGTTGTGCCAGACACAGCAGTGATATCTAACTCAGCATTATATGCATAGTCAGCACCAGATGTTGTAGCAGCACCAGCAGCACGTGGGTATGACTTTTGAGTTACATTACCATCACCACCATAATCGCAAGTGAAGACTAATGAATTAGGTAGTAGTCTGATAGTATCATCAGTAGTCAGAGTATGTGCTCCGATTGTTAATTCTAAAGTACCAGATGTTGGGTTGTATGCTGCACCTGAAGCAGTCTTCTTATCTCTAGGGACACTCAGTGTCATCATTCCAGTAGTAGGATCGTATGCAGCAGTCTCTGTATTAAATGTAGAGTTTGCGTTTTGGAATGCGTGAGTTGTAGTGTTAGAAGAAGTACCAACGTCAAGTGTAATTGTATTACCTGTTACGGCAGTAATCTCAACTCTATCGTTGTATGCAGGGTCATTACCAGAAGCACCACCAAATCCTGTAGGACGTGGATACCAGTGATCAGAAGCTTGACCATCTTGATCACAACGGAAGACCATTGACTTGTTAGCAATCTTAACGTAATTACCAGTCTTAAGCTGATGATTACCGATTGTCGCTGTAAGAAGACCAGTACCAGGTACGTATGATGCAGAAGATACTCCATATCCAGTAGCACGTGATTCTCCAACATCAAGTTTAATTGTTGAATTCTCCCACTGAATACCATCAGTTAGAGCACTTACGAATGCGTGGGTATATGATCCACCACCCTTAACAACACCTCTAATAACTGCACCTGTACCAGCAGACTGGAATTGGTGAGTTGTGGTGTTAGAAGAAGTACCAACGTTAACTGAGAAAGAGTTAGCATCGATATAGGTAACAGTTAACCATGCGTTGTTAGAGGAAGGATCTTGCTTTCTAGGATATGCATGATTGCTTCCGTAACTATCTTGCTGACATCTGAATACTATAGACTCATCCTTAATCTGGATCTTGTCTCCATTAGCAAATGGGTGACCAGCAATAGTCAGTGTTAATGTTCCATTACCAGGTACGTATGATGCACCTGTAGGTGTGAATGCATTCTCAGATCTTACGAATTGATGAGTTGAAGTGTTAGGTGAAATGCCAACGTTAACTACAACACTATCAGCAGTAACTGTCTGAATTGGAATAGAAGTATCGTAGTATGGATCATCACCAGTAGCACCACCTTGACCGTTTGCACGAGGATACTTGTGCTCAGTTGCGAATGAATCTAAACCACACTTGAATACTAATGACTCATTCTCAATCCAGATTGCTTCATGAGCAACCTTAAGACCGTTAATACCAGCACTTATGAATGTATGTGCATATCCACCACCACTGAATACAGCACCAGCAGCAGTACCACCTGCCCAGTTATGTGTTGTTACGTCAGTGATTGCTCCCTGATTTCCGTTAACATTAACTGTGATTGTTGTGGCAGTCTTAGCACTAATTGGTAGGGCAGTATCATATGCATAATCCTTACCATTTCCAGTAGAAGCACCAGATGATCTTGGATATGTCTTCTGAGTTGTGTTACCATCTCCATTGTAATCACAAGTGAATGTCAATGAATTAGGTTTAATTCTTATGCTGTCACCAACGTCTAAAGTATGTGATCCAATTGTTAACTCCATGTCACCCGTTGTTGGGTTGTAGTTAGCATTTGTTACGTTATGTGACGACTGAGGTGAGGTACCTACGTTGACCTTAAATGTATCCTGAGTGATATCACTGATGGTCATCCACTGATTGTACTTAGGATCTGTCGCCCTAGGATATGTCTTAGTAGATGTGTTTCCATCCATTCCACATGTGAATGAAAGTGAATCAGCAGCAACCTTAACTCTATCACCAATAGTAAATCCATGATCAGCGATGGTCAGTACCATATCACCTGAGATAGGATCGTATGTTGCATTAGTGATAGTATGAGAGGATCCACCATGATAACCATGAGGTCCAATCTTAAGTGTCATATCACCTGTAGTAGGATCATATGATGCATCAGAAACTAGGTAGTTAGCACGAGTTGTCTTACCAATCTGGACGTTAAAGTTGTTACCAGAAACACCAGATACGTCTAACCACTTGTCATAGCATGGGTCAATTCCTTCACGAGGATAAGAATGATTAGTTGCATTGCCATCCATATCACAAGTCATTGTGAGTGAGTTTGGCTTCAACTTAATTCTATTACCATTACTGAATGGGTTATTCAATACAGTTAGTGTTAATACACCAGTCTCAGCATTATATGCTGCACCAGATGCTGTGTATTCTGCATGTCCTACATCCTTAATTTCTATAGAATGATCGTATGCTCTATCTCTCTTATGAGTTACACCACCACCAACAGCAGAAACAAATGTATGACTGAATGATCCACCCTTTCTGATTGTTCCTCTTAGGATTGAGTTAACCTTAGCAGTTACGAATGTATGTGTATCTGTATTTGTAGAAGGTACCTTATCAAGTACTTGGACTCTAAATGTGTCTTGTGTTACATTAGAAATTGTTAACCACTTATTAGATGCAGGATCACCATGTCTAGGATAAGCATGCTCAGTTGCATGGTCATCTTTAGCACATGTGAAGATCAATGCATTATCTTCAATCATTACTTGCTCACCATCTAGCATTCCATGAGAAGGAATTGTGATGGTCATAACACCTGATGCACCACTGTAAGTTACATTGGTTGGTGTCTTACCTACAGCAGGTTTGAAGATATGAGTGTGGTTAGATGATCCAGAAGGTGATGCGTTAACATTAACAGTTATAGTGCTATCACTAACAGCAGTAACATTAACAGCGTCACGGAATGCATCATCATTAGCAGTCGCTCCACCAACACCATTTGCACGAGGATATGTGTGGTCACTAGCGTGACTATCCTGTGAGCAGGTAAACATCATTGAGTACTCATTGATGTAGATGCTATCGCTAACTTCTATACCATGATCAGGACCAACGGTGATTACCATATTACCGTTAGAAGCATTATATTCTACATTCTGAGGATCGAAACTTCTAAACTCAGACTTACCAACGAAGATATCAACAGTGTTAGCAGTTGCATTTTCTACAGTCTTCCACTTACCACTGATAGGATCAGAAGATCTAGGATATGTCTTAGTAGATGTGTTACCATCCATTGTGCAATTCAATGACAATGCATTGTCTGCAATCTTAATAAGAGATCCATTATCCATACCATGATTCTCTAAGGTAAGAGTCAGGTAACCTGTCTCACCGTTAAAGTCTGCATCTGTAGGAGTGAATGAATCAATAGTTGTTCTTGGATAAGCATGCTGAGATCCATTTTGATCCATATCACATGTAAATGTGACTGCACCGTCAGCAAGTTTAACATGCTGTCCTTGCTTAAGTGAATGATTACCAATGTTAAGGTCAAGCATTCCTGTATAAGCATCATAATCAGCATCAGTAGGTGTGAATGTAGCAGCAGAAGTTGACCCAACGTTCACTTCGAGAGTGTCAGTAGTTACGTTAGTAATCTGTACCCACTTACCACTTACAGGATCTGTGCCTCTTGGATATGCATGGTTAGATGAATTATCATCCATTGTGCAAGTCATATCTAAAGCATAATCATCTAACTTGATGAAGTCACCGTTAGAGAATCCATGCTTACTTACTGTCATCACCAATGTACCTGATGAAGGAGTATAAGTTGCTCCAGTTGGAGTATGTCTTGTTACACCGTCATCAATAATTCTTAGTGAATTGTTGTATGCTGGATCAGAAAGTCTTGGATATGTGTGGTTAGTAGAATTACCATCCTTAGAGCATGTGAAGGTTAGAGAATTAGGAGCGATCTTAATACTGTCATTACCCTTCATCAATGTCGCAACAGTAATACTCTTAGGTACTGCTGATACGAATGTATGAGTAGTAGTGTTAGAAGAAGGTATGTTGAATAATACTTGTACGTCAAATGTATCTACAGTGACGTTAGTTACCTTCATCCACTCATCACTGAATGGATCAGATGCTCTTGGATAAGAGTGATTAGTTTGGTTACTATCCTGTGTGCAGGTCATAGTAACAAATCCATCTTGTACCTTAATTCTTGATCCATTTTGTAGACCATGCTTCGTAGAAGTAATGGTCATAATACCTGTTGTTGGATTGTAACCAACGTTGGTAGGAGTCAATTGAGCAGGAGCAACAAACTTGTGACTATAGTTACCACCAGTTACAACTTGTGCTCTAGTAACACCATTAGGAGTTGCAGACTGGAATTGGTGTAATGTAATGTTAGAAGAAGGAATATCCTCTAGTACTTGGACATCGAATGTATCGTCTGTGCAATTAGAAATTGTTATCCACTTACCACTTACAGGATCACTGTTTCTTGGATAAGAATGGTCACTACCTAAACTATCTTGTAAGCATCTGAATGTTAAAGAGTTATTGTTGATCTTGATACTCTCTCCATCATGGAATCCATGATTAGGAATTGTCAAGGTCATTATACCTGTAGCTGGTAGATAGTTAGCATCAGTTACAGTATAAGTCTCAGTACCAGGAATGAAGGTGTGAGCATATTGACCACCACATACTAATGCACCACTTACAGCACTTTGGAATGCGTGAGTTGTTGGGTTAGTAATTTGACCATTACCAACATCAAGTGTAACAGTACCTTCTTGTCTGTGTAATGAGTTAGATACAACAGAAACGAATGTATGATCGTATACATCATTAACAGCAGACTTACCAACTTGTACAGAGAATCCAGTAGCACTTACATTGCGGATTGGTAACCACTGTCTATATGTTGGGTCAGATCTTCTTGGATAAGTATGGTTGGTCTGATTGTTGTCCTTACTACATGTGAATGTTATTGCATTCTCATCAAACATCACGAAGTCTCTTGCATGATAAATTGCACTAGATGCTATGTTTGTGCAAACGTGAGTTGTAGTGTTGGAGATAGGTGAGTCACCATAAAGGTTACCAACCTGTAGATCGAAGGTAGTACTACCAACGTTAAATGCCTTCAACCACTTACCAGAGATAGGATCAGAAGGTCTTGGATATAGGTGATCAGTTGCTTGACTGTCTTCATCACATCTAAATGTGAAGACGCTATCTCTGATCATCAACATATCACCATTCTTAACACTATGTCCTTGATTATTAACTCTCAAGATACCAGTAGTAGGATAGAAAGTAACACCAGCAGGTGTGTACTCTAAAGGACCAACGAAACTGTTAGCAACAGTAATCTGCATACTACCCTCAGTTGGGTTGTATGAAATAGTAGAAGGTGTATGATCTGATTGACCTACTTCCCATACAGGAATGTTAGTATCATAGAAAGGATCTTTCTTATGAGTTATGCAATTAGCATCACAAGATACGAATGAATGCTGAGTAGTATTTGTAGAAGGAATAACATCAAGTACTTCAACACTAAATGTGTTAGCAGTAACATCTACAATCTCCATCCACTTACCACTTATAGGATCAGTAGATCTTGGATACTGGTGTCCAGTAGCATCTGCATCCTTCTTACATGTAAAGAGTAGTGAGTTATCAGCAATCTTAACATGTGATGATGGAAGGAATCCATGATTGTTAATGTAGAAGTTAATACGTCCAATAACAGGATCATAAGAAACGCTAGTTGGTGTATGAGTAGTAACAGAAGCACGAGGATATGAGTGGTTGCTTGAGTTACCATCAGCAGCACACTTGAATGTTAAACCGTTATCCTTAATTCTTACACTGTCTCCAGCATGTCTAACACAGTTAGTAACGGATGTTGAGTAAGTATGGTTGTATATTCCACCAGAGATGAATGATGCTCTCTTAACACAATTAGGATTAGCAGACTTAAATGTGTGTAGAGTTGTGTTACTCTGAGGGATTGTTGTCAGTACTTGGACATCGAAACTTTGTGCAGTTACATTAGATACTGTTAACCATTTTCCTGATGAAGGATCAGAAGGTCTTGGATATGTATGATCAGATGCATGATTGTCCATTGCACATGTAAATGTCAATGCATTATCATCAATCTTAATCTTGTCTCCATTCTCAAATCCATGACCATTAATGGTTAGGTTCATAACACCTGTTGTTGGGTTATAAACAATAGTGGTCGGTGTGTAACCTGGATGTGGGACAAATGTATGAGTAGTAGTGTCACTAGATGATCCAACATCAAGAGTAATAGTTCCATCCTTCTTAGTGATTCCACCAACTGTACCCTGCACAAATGTGTGGGTAGTAGTGTTAGTTGAAGGAGCGTAACTTAATACTTGGACATCGAATGTGTAGAGACCTACATTAGATACTGTGATCCATCTATTAGCATATGGGTCAGTTGCTCTAGGATATGCATGGTTTGTGCCATTATTATCTTCTAAGCAAGTGAATGTTACAGCATCTGGTTTAAACTTAACTTGATCACCATTACTCATTCCATGCTCAGCATCACAAGTAACACTCATAATACCTGTTGTAGGATTATATGAAGTACCTGTAGTTGCAGTTAGAGGTGATCCATCATGTACTATTGGACATGGCTTATTATAGTATGGGTCAGCACCACCATTTCCACTGTAGTAAGATCCTGAAGATCTAGGATATGCATGCTCTGTTTGGTTAGCATCTAAGAAGCAAGTAAATGTTATTGCCTCCTTTGCCAACATAATATTCTTTCCAGCAGATAGATTATGCTCACCAATGGTTAGTTTTAAATGACCTGTTAAAGGTGTAAACTCACCAGCAGTTGCTAGGAATGGAATCTGTGGTGTCTTACCAACATATACATCAAACTCATCCTTAGATACATTTCTAATATCCATCCACTTATTACTAAATGGATCAGATGATCTAGGATATGCATGGACTGTTGCATTTTGGTCCATGTCGCATGTGAAACTTACTCCACCGTCAGCAACCTTAACGAAATCTCCAGCAGAGAATCCGTGGTTAGTAACCTTCAATCTCATCAATCCAGTCTGACCATCAAATGTAGCACCAGCTATACTATGATTTGAAGATTGACGAAGAGTTGTTTTTCTATCTGTTGTTAGTACTAACTTACCGTCAGCAGGAGTAAATGTAGCACCAGTTACGTCATATGCTTGCTCTGGTGTCTTACCTACGTTAACAACAATAGTGTCATTAGTTACTCCAACAATAGGTGTTGGCTCATTGTGTATTGGGTCAACGTGACGAGGATATGCATGGATAGATTTGTTATCATCCATGTCACAAGTAAATGCTAATGACTGAGATGCTATCTTAATATTAGTACCTTCAGTCAAACCATGACCAGATCCAACTGTCAATTCTAATTGACCATTAGTAGAGTTAAATGTAGCAGCAGTTGGATTCCAACCTACAGTTGCAGATACACCAACGTTAACAGTGAATGTACCACCTTCAATATCAGACTCTACAACATCTAACCACCTGTTAGATGCAGGGTCAGAGGATCTTGGATAGATATGCTCACTATAATAGTTGTCCATGGAGCATGTGAATGTCATGGAGTTATCAAAGATCTGAATCTGCTCACCCTTAGTAATCTTATGACCACCAACGGTTAATTTTAGAAGTCCTTTATCAGCAGTATATTCAGCATGAGATGCAACATGATGTGTAGCACCAACGAAACGATGCTGTCCAATTTCTAGTTCTAATTCACCATCTATTTGATTGTAATCTGCACCAGATACATCGTACTCAATCTTAGGTGTTTGACCAACGTTAACAGTGAAACTATTTGTAGTTACTTGCTCTACTAACATCCAAGCATCACCAGCAGGATCCTTCGCTCTAGGGTAACCATGCTTAGTAGTATGATTGTCTTGAGCACAAGTGAATATTAGAGATCCATTCTTGATCTGTATTTGATCACCAGTTTGGAATCCATGTGAAGCAGACTGACATACTAACAATCCAGTATCAGGATCGTAAGTAGCATCAGATATAGTATGCAATGTAGAATCTGTCATACCATGGTTAGGTAGTACGATTGACATGCTACCATTCTCAGGATTGTATGATGCTGAATCTACAGTATGTGCAGTTGCTCCAACAGCGATAACTTCTACAGCAGCATTACCAGCTGGGTCACCAGATCTAGGATAAGAATGAGTTGAAGCATTATTATCTTGATCACATGTGAAGTTTATAGAGTTAGTTGCAAGTGATAAGAAAGTACCAACGGTATGGTTGTGTGACCCTACAGTCATCACCATATCACCATTACTACTATCGTAAGAAGCAGCAGTTATATCATATGCAATCTTAGGAGCAGGTCCAACATTAACTGTAAATGTATTAACAGTTGCAGATTCTCCATTAACAAGTGATCCACCACCAATCGCATATCCAGCGAAGTTACCAGAAGCGAATATTCCACCACCACCTGTTAGACCAGTATAGTTAGCACCAGGAGTTGATGCTTCACCAATAGGTGTGCCGTCAATCCAAAGTTTTACTCTACCACTACCAGTACCTAAGTTACCACCAATACGGATTTCCCATACAAGCTCGTGGTCACCATCATCAAAGTAAGATGATAGACTGCTTATTTGTAGGTCAAGCATTGCAAGACCATTATCATTATGGTTTGCTCCACCACTGTAACTGTTAGTACCATCACCAGCTCTTAATCTTAAATATGATCCACTATCTCTAATACCAAACCAGACACCAGAGGTTGAATCACCTGCCTCAAATAAACATCCGTCTATTGGTGAAGAAGGTAGTTTTGTAACACAACGGAATACTGCATCTTCATCAGTTACAATTCCAGTGCCACTATCAGTTGTAGAAATCTTATCTTCACCAGCAATGAATGATCTAGTTACAAGACTATTAGGTTGTCCAGTAATAATACCAGTATCAGCAACTGAATTGAATAGTGAGTTGTTAGGTCTTGGGACAGCATCATAGAATCTTTGATCAACATTATGTCCAGCGTTATTGGTAATAACCTGGCCTTTCATTGCACGAAGAGCAAATTCTTTTGCCTTATTCATGATCCAGATGGTCTCAGCAGACTGAGCAGCAACGTGATCTAAAGCACCATTATAAGTGGTATAGAATTCAGCAGAATACTGCATCCAGTTGTTACCACCATACTTAAGGTTAAACGCTAATGATCTTAAGATGTCAGTAACGTCATGCACACAGTTAGCAGGGCCACCTGGGATGAGTAAGTTAGGGAATTGTACTAAACCAGCAGCAACTGCTTGCTCTGCAATATATCTGATGTTGCCATCTATAGCATCACCACACAACTTATACATTTCCTCACGTGGGTTTTGCTCATATGTTTGTACTGGTGTTGTCTGTTGTGTAGTGCCTTCAATATAATCTCTACCAAATGCATTACGCATTGTCATTGTCATGATATCTCTCAATATCTTGACAACAGTGATAGATGCTTCCCACTCAGTTTCAATATGCTTAAGTGAATTATTTTCTGTCTCAATATACAATGCAGCAGCATCATATGTCTTCTCGTTACAATCGAAGCGAAGGTCATGTACCGCTGCCTCAATCATATCAAGCACATCATCTTCACAATTGACTGCCCCACCAGGAATCTGTAGATTCTCAAACTTGGAGAGGTCATTCATTATTGCTACGCATTCCTTAGAAATGATCTTTCTGTTATTCCAGATTACGTCAGCAGCATCAAGATATCTGTCATTAGAGTTTCTACCAGTTGGACCTTGAGGATATGCCTCAGTGTCAAGTACTATAGTCTCATCTCTGTAAGAAGATCTTGCAGTATATAAAGGAGTGTGATACTCTTCTTGGGTATATGAAGGTGCAACTGCTCCTAACTCAGAAGCAGCTTCTCCTGGAGATAGTAACAAGTTATTAATTGCCTTGAGGCAAAGCATCTTACAATGATCGAATGCATCGAGCATTGGATTCAACTCATCCTCAACATGGATGATATTATTTTGAGTATCAAGATACTTGTCAATAACTGCTTCAGTCTGATATGTACCACCAGTACAAAGGTCAGCAATTATAGCAGGTAATATGTAAGACTTAACATCATTCTTACATCCATCAGGACCAGTACCAGGAATCTCAAGGAAGTCAAATATGACACCATCAATATCCTTCTGATACTTATTCTGAATATATCCTTCTACTTCTTCTGCGATATAATCTCTATTCTTCCAGAGTTGGTAACCACCTTCTCTGAATCTCTGATCCATAGGAGCAACAACCTTAAGTAGGTTATCACCTAAAAGACTAATTTCATCAGTTGTGGTAGATGAAGCAGGAGTTGAGAAGTTATTAGGTATTCTCAATCTACTACTATACTCACCACTTAGATCAGTACTTGTTGTAGTAATTACTACATTAACAATCTTGAATACTTCATTCCAAGTATAAAGAGACTGTAGAATCTCAGCAGCGATATGATCTAACTTACCACTAGCAGTTAGATAAGTCCTTGCTGTGTAGATTGTATGGAAGTCTCCACCTTCTCTAAGGTCTTTAATAAGTGCTCCAAGGATGTAATCCTTAGTGTCTCTTACACAAAGGTTAGTACCACCATATATGTTATTACCAGGATCGTCACCACGAATAGTGAAGTCTGGGAATGCAACCTTCATTCTACCGACTGCTTCTTCTGCAATCCAAGCACCGTTAAGGTCAATTATATCAGCACATCTCTTCTGCTCTGCTCTACCACTATCAACGTCTTCTACAATGATATCTCTATCTGCATAATCAATAGACTTAGCAGTTGCAGATGAAGAATTCTGACCACAGAATGTAGCATAGCAGTCAGTAGTAGAGCAAACGAATGGTGCTTCACCATCTAGACCAGCAACAATAGTGTCAAGACTATAATCGATTGTATTAGGTGAAGTGAAGTTTGCTTGACGATCACCTACTCCTTTCTTAACAACGAAGTTATCAATATGACCATTCCAACCATTTGCTAGGTTAAAGTCTGATCCAACTTTTAGTCCACCATAGAGGTAATTATTAGTGTCAACGTAGTTACTACCAACTTGTGATCCATTTACGAATGCCTGTGTAACACCACTTGTTCTACAGACTGAAATATGATACCAAGTACCAGTAGTCGCAAATACATCTGTACTAAGGATAGTATTGGTCGTGCCGTTATAGACCTTCAATTTCTGACCATCCATTAGGATATTCAATCCATCATTAGCAGATAGTCTTCTGAAGTCTACAAGTACTTGTGTGCCGACATTAGCACCAGGACGGATCCATCCTTCAATTGTGAAGTCTCCAGTGCCGAATTCAAAATCTTTACTCTCATTAAAGACTATTTGACCGTTACTTGGTATTGAGATTGATTTAGTACCTTGTAACTCGGATTTTTTGATTATTACACTCTGAGAGCAATTTGTGTTTGTAAGAGTGGAATTGGTTATATATTCGCCATTTTGGAATGCACCAGTAATTGGTCCAGCAAATAACCACTTAAGACCAGAATTAACTCCAATTGCACTGAATACTGCACCAGAGGTAATACCTTTGATTTGGTCGTTAGTAATGAATAATCCAGTTGACTTATCCTTAAATGCAAGTTTTGTAGTCCTTACAGTTTCATTAGCAACAAATGTGCCGTCAGAAACAAGTGCAAGGTTATTAATGTTGGTTAGGTTACCAGCAGTCATTGCAGTAGTTGCAAGACCACTTAAGGTGTCAACATAAGATTTAACGTTGGCACAGTTAGTTAGAGACTGATTATTACCAGATGCATAGTTTGCATCGTATGTATTAGCAGGAGCAACACCACCAGAGTAAGTAGTAGGATCATTAAGGTTATAACCAGCAGTATTGAGTTCCTTCCAATACATCAAGTTATTAATCGCTTGATACATTAATGTCCTTGCAGAGTTGAATGCAAAGACTGCTTCTGCCTCTTCTCCAACAATACCGTTAGTTAGAGGTACACCAGCAGCATCGAAGAATTTTTTAGTGAATTCAACGATATTATAGTTACCACCAGATCCAAGGTCTTCTGCAATTGAATCGATGAAATATCCAAGGTCACGACGACACTTCTCTTGATGAGGTGAGTATGTACCTTCTGTTACGTCAGGAAGTTCAGTTAGAGAAGAAATATTCAATGCTTCGTCAATAAACTCCCAAAGTGTTGAAAGTGCAGACTGTACGTCTGAGCAGTTCTCAGAATCGGTATTGGAGGTATTAGATCCAGCAGTACCGTAAGGATCGTTAGGTGAAGGGTCAGCAGTGATTGTTGTGTCTTGATAAGCAACCCAAGAGTCACCAGAGTTAACAGCACTAATAGTGCCAGAATAACCGTTAGTGATAGCAACTAAAATACGATCTTTAGCCTTTTCGTATGCAAAACGTGTTTCAGCAGCTTGTGCATTAACATAAGTTAGATTACCGTTAGAATCGAAGAATTGTTGAATAAACTTACGAGAATAGCGGTTTCCACCTGCATATGCGTCAATAGAGATAGCATCAACAAATAATCCAATATCTCTCTTACATTTGTCATCTGAAGGAATTGAGGAAGAAGGATACTGAGTCTTCATGTCATCAAACGCCATTCCGACGATTAATGCTCTATTCTTCTGAATAAACCTGTAAGCGTCCTTATAACGACTCCAGGAGTTAGTAATAATGTCAGATGGGAAATAGTAGTCTTCGTACTCTACTGCAATACTTGCTTCAGCGAAATCGATGATTTCTTGCTTATTATTAGCAATATTGCGTTTTCCATCTAAGAATCTGTTTGCAGCGATTCCATGGAAGGCAGAAACTGGATTTCCGTAAATAACCTTCTTATTTCTGATAACTTCGCCTTCTGTAAGAGTACCACCAGTTAATTGACTGTAGGTGATCTCAGTAGTCCTAACTTCTTCAAAATCGAGGAAATCAGCGTTAATTCTTTCAGCAGAGTCATTAAGCTCAGTAGGAGTAATAGAAGATTGTGAAATGTCGTCTAGAATGACATTAGGGTTAGTTAGAGAAACTAAACGCTCAAATAACAATCCAAAGAAGGTAGATCCTTTGTTAATGATTAATTCATCAACAGGGTCACCAGTTACAGGATCTGTATAAGGTGCGATGTATGTAATCTGGCCTGCAATCTTAGATGAGGCAGAATAGATGTACTCGTTAAGTCTAAGGTCAAATATTCCAGTTTCAAATCTAGGAGTACCTGAAGTCTTACTTACAACAAGACGGTCAGTAATAACACCTTCAGTAGTGATATTAGTCTCTTCAATATAAGCAGTGTCACCTTCTAGGTTAGTAACTGCTTCACCGAATTCAAATATAGTCTCAGAGTTAACTAGAGTAACAGTTTCTACTAATGCAGCGAAGATCTCTCCTCTTACAATCTGCTCATTAAGTTGGAAGGTACCACCAGTTACATTAATAACATCTAGGTGATTAGTACCTGAATCAATAACTGTTGCAACAGTATCTGTGGTCTCACCCTGTATAGTCTGACCTATAGTTGGGAAGATACCATAGTTTGCACCACCACCAGATGTATAAAGTGCAATTCTGTAGATAGGTGTAGGAGTAACTCCTAAGATTCTATAGTTAACTTTAGAAGGTGGTTTAGGTGGCTCAGCAAATACTAAGTTACCACCAACGATTGTGAAGGATTCACCAGGAGACTGGATAACACCGTTAAGTGTAATCATCAACTGGTCTTGCTTAACGATGACTTGCTGATTCTCAACAGTTATTGGGAATTGCTTATCAATACCATTAAATTGATCTGAGATATCATCTAGTTTCTTAACAATAGAAGTTAAGATTTCCTCAGAAGAAGTCAAACGCTTCTTACGGAAGAGAACCTCAGTATTGTTATAATCGGTGTATATTGGTTGTGCAGCACCGAATGATGTAATCTGGTTTACATTACTATAGTTTTGTATATTAACTTTCTTTGTAAATTCAGTACCAATCTTACGACCAGATACGTCCTTACCACCAGTCAGTTGTAACTGACCAAACATGTTGAAACCAGCAGGGTGGTTATTTTCTAGTACTTGTGCTTTCCATTCTGTGATAGGAATCTCAGACTGGACAACATATGAGAAGTTCTGATAGAAGAAACTATCCTGAATCTTCTGGACAATTTCAGAAGGCTTACCAACGTCATCAATAAAGCGGCCTGGTGTCTTCGTTAGGGAGCCGATATTCAGCACACCACGAGCAATAGAGAAGTTATCAATGATACCAGATGCCTTGGATATCTCACCTTGTACTCTCTCACCCTTTGCCCAATCACCAGTGTAATCAACGATCTTAAGAATCTTAGGACCAAGTTGCCAACCAGTGTTAGTAGAAACCTTACCAATAGCAGTTTGTGTCTCTATTGAAGATCCTTGATATACTGTCTCTCCTTCTAAGAAACGAGATGTTTCAACAACAGCAGTTGCTTTACCACCAAATACCTCAGTTAAAAGTGTCTGTCTACCAGATCCCTGAGTTAAGAAGGTAACGTACGATCCACCTTGTGCAGATGCTTTTGTAAGACCGAATCTTAATTGATCAGGCTCAAGACCAGATGCTTCACCAGCAATTGCATAATAAGTCTGTCCAGCAACCAAACTGGTTAAACCAGCAGTACTTGGTTTTGGTAGCTCACCAACAGTAGATCCAATGTCGTCTGATCTGAATTGGACTTCTGCACCAGTGGTTATACCATGTGGGAAGTTAAACTGTAGGTAGTTAAGGTCTAAGTTAACAACGTAGTTAAATTCTGATTTAAGAGTAACAGTTGGTTCAGATGAGTAACCTGCACCTGGATTCTTAATAGTAATCTCAGAAAGTCTGTTATTCTTAATGATTGCTAGTGCTTCAGCACCAGATCCACCACCACCTTCAATTACAACAGCAGGAGTTGAAGTATATCCAGAACCTGGGTCAGTTATCTTGATCTGACTTAGTATTGAAGTATTGAATAACTGAAGGTTAACTGGGAAGGTAATTTCAGGTTTCAGGGTATAGTCATGTGAATAACCGAAACCAAATTCATTATTCTTAAGTCTCTTAATCTTACCAATATTATTACCTGTTAAGAAGACAGATGCACCAGATCCTTCAGAAGGAATAACAACAGTTACAGATCCACCAGATCCAGCAAGGGTCTGACCTAAGATACCAGTAATAGCATCTATATCGATAGATGCAGTTGTATATCCTTTACCTGGGTCAGTTACAGCAACACCTGTAATAGTACCTGATCCAATAGTGTCATCAACTTCTACAGTAACGACTGCTTTAGCACCTTCACCATCTCCATCAATAGCGACATCATAGTAGACACCTGGAGCATATTCAGTACCTCCATCATTAACTACAACCTTCTCAATCTGTCGGAAGGATGCAATATCATTAATGATAGGTAATTTCTGATAGAATCCACCTGGAGAAACCAGTTGAATTGTATTAATAGGTCCAACTGCTCTTAGAGAGGTAGTTGAATAGTATGAGTATGGCTCGTCAAATTCATCATTTCCAACTTCGGCATTCATCCTTTCGGGCTCTTTTAGAAGTGGGAATTTGAAACTGGTATCCGTTGGAACTTCCGATATCCTGAATGTACCATCAAACGGTGTTT